GGCACTCTAAAAAGTGTTGAGGTAATAGATTCCGACCCTTTAGCTTAAAGCGAGATTTGCCTTTCACCTATCTGATCGCTCGATTGAGCATTAGATTGCAAATCCCGCCACAGCAGTTACTTGAGTTAGACCCAATAATGCTCCAAGCCTTGTTGCAAGGTCTTAAAGATGAAGCAAAGGAGATAGATAATGCCAGTAGAAGTAAAGGGCGTAATCGCACTCCGTAAGGCTCTTAATGCCTATGCTCCAGATTTGGCTAAAGAATTAACTGCTGAAATCACCAAATCTCTTAAAGTAATTCAAAAAGATGCTAGAGGATTTGTTCCTAACAGAGCCCCAGCTGGTTTATACAACTGGGATGATAATGCTAAGGGCAAGCAAATTACTGCTAAGACTTCTATGTTTAGAACCTTCAATACAGAAGGTCGATTGCGCATGTTTCCACTTTACAACGCAACTGAAATCAAGCGCGGAATTGTGTATCGCACTGGTTATGGCAAGCCTAACTCTAAGGGCTTTCGTTCTCTGTTTCGCGTAAGAAATGCTTCAGGAGCAGGCGCAATATATGAAACTGCTGGTCGCACTCATCCTAGTGGAGACCCAAGAAGCAAATCTAATAACCCTAGAGCTGGTGCTAGGTTCGTCCAGCAAGGTGCGTTATATGGAAAGAAAACAACAGGCTCAAGTGGTGACATGCGAGGTCGTGTAATCTTTCGTGCATGGGATCAAGATCAAGGAATGCAATTGGCTCATATTATGCAAGCCATTGAAAACACTAGAGTCAAATTTAACAAGCGATCAACAGTAAGCAGTGTTAGGGAGTCAGCATGAGTAATGTAGTCATTGACATTGCGGCGGAATTCACTGGCAAAAAGGCTTTCAAGCAAGCTGATTCAGCAGCAACAAAACTTAACAGCAATATCAAGAAACTTGCAGGCACATTTGGAATTGCATTTGGCGCACAAGCATTAGTTCAATTTAGCAAAACAGCAGTCAAAGCATTTGCCGAGGATGAAAAAGCAGCACTTCGCCTCAGCCGAGCTGTAGAAAATCTAGGAATTGGTTTTGCCAATCCTGCTATTGCTGATTACATTGCTAAACTAGAAAGGTCGGCAGCAATTGCCGATGATGTTCTTCGTCCAGCGTTTCAAGGTCTATTGACCACGACTGGTTCATTGACTCAATCTCAGAAACTTCTCAATGATGCCATCACCATTAGCCGCGGAACTGGAATTGATTTAGCCACTGTCACAGAGGATCTTGGCAAAGGTTATATCGGTATTACTAAAGGTCTTACAAAATACAACACAGGTTTAACAAAAGCTGAACTTCAATCCAAATCATTCTCAGAAGTACTAGCAGTTTTACTTGCTAACTCAGCAGGAGCAGCAGAAGATTATCTAACTACAACTTCTTACAAGATGGATGTTCTTGGCATAGCCACAAACAACGCTTCTGAAATCATTGGTGGGGGCTTTGTTGATGCTTTGGCTCGAGCCAGCGGTGGCACAGAAGCAAGCGATGCCGCCATTTTCTTAGAAACAATGGCTGGGTTATTTAACAAGGTAACACTTGCAGCAGGTACTAGCATTGGTGCAATTCCTACCCTTGCGCAGAATCTAAAAAAATTAGGTAAAAACATTTTCTTTGGTTTTGTTGGAAAGCAAGTTGGGGCTAATTTAGGAACACCCCCTAAAACAACACAAACCAAAGTTACTCTTACTGAAAAGAAGCAGCAAGAACTCCTTGCCAAAATGGAAAAAGATGCATTACGCAGAGAGAAAGAAAGACTTGCTCTGCTTAATAAGCAAAACACAGCCAAAAGATTACAAGGTCTTATAGATAAGGCTAATCTTATGCTTGGCAAAGGCACTAACATTTTTGATATGGATGCTATCCAGCTAAATGCCGCCATGATTAACCAAGCTGAGCAATTAGGCAAAGCAACATCTCAGTCTCAGTTATTGATGATTACAAACGATATTACTCGCTTAAAGATTAAACAGGATATTGCAGCTCTTGAAGATGCCATTGCATCTAAGGATGAAGCTCGTATCATTGCTGCTACAAAGCAACTCGATGAAGATCTTAAAATTTTAGGAACATTGCAAAATCAAAGTATTAAATTAACTGACATTAAATCCATTTTGGATAAGATGCTTCCTAAAGATTTAATCAATCTTGCTAATCTTCAGTCAGCCTTAGATTTACTAGCCAAGTTTAAGTTCCCTACTTTGACTCTACCAAGTGGCCAAGTTATTGGCGGAACAGCTGGTGGCACAACTGGCGGTGCTACTGGTGGTAGTACAGGTGGAACTACTGGTGGTAGTACAGGTGGAACTACTGGTGCAGGAACAAAAACAGACGCACAAAAATGGGCAGAAGAAATTGCAGCTAATGCAGCAGCAGATGCAGCAGCGGCATCGGCAGTCTCTCTTACTAGCCAAGTTGCACAAAGTTCATTTGCTATGGGTATTGGTGCGGGTTTAACTACAGCAGCAGCCTTATCTGGAGCAAGATACGCAGCTCAAGCGGCGGCTCAAATGGGTGGCGGTTATGTGGTCAATGTTTATGCCAATACTGTTTCTAATCCAGATGAGCTTTCAGGTCTTATTCAGGACACTATTATTAGACTTAACAAGCAGGGAGACTACTTAACCACTGCTGGGGCATTATGAGTCGGCCAGTAATCAATGTAATTATTAACTTCAGCACTGGAGCTCAGTTCGGCAATCCATTTATTCTAGATCAATCTAAACTGGGCAGTCTTGATATTCTTTCAGATCCAACTGCTCTTGTAGTGGATGTTTCTGACCTAGTAGATACCATCTCCACTAACAGAGGCCGACAGTTATCAGCTGAGCAATTTAATACTGGTACTGCTTCGGTTCGGATTCTTGATCAGACGGGCGCGTTCAACCCCCAGAACCCAAGCTCACCCTACTATTCTTATTTAAGCCCAATGCGTAAGATTGCCATTACTGCTACTTACAATGGCACTTCTTATCCACTGTATGCGGGTTACATAACTTCTTACAATACAAGCACTCCCAAATTTGCTGGAGATTTAGTTTATACAACAATCAGCGCGGTTGATGGATTTAGACTGTTTAACAATGCACAATTCTTTGGTGTCACTGGTGCTACAGCTGGAGAAACTACTGGCTCACGCGTGACCAAGATTTTGGACACTATCCAATGGCCTGCATCCATGCGCGATATTGATACGGGACAGACCACAGTTCAGGCTGATCCATCTACTCAAAGAACTGCACTTGCTGCACTTCAAAACATGGCCTTGACAGAATATGGTGCTATCTACATGGGAGCAGATGGCAATTGCGTTTTCCAAGATAGAAGCGTTACGGCTGGCTCTATTGGCTATACGCCTGTCGTGTTTAACGATGATGGCACAGGCATCGGTTACTTTGATGTCAAGTGGGTTTTTGATGATACTCAGATTTACAATAAGGCAACTGTTACGCGTTCTGGTGGCAGCGTTCAAACAGTCTCAAATGCTGATTCTATTATTAAGTATTTTACGCACTCATATAATCAATCTGGCCTACTTATGCAGACAGACGCAGAAGCCTTGCAATACGCTCAAGCATTCGTGGCATCGCGTCAAGAGACTACTTCACGCGTGGATTTGCTAACCCTTGACTTACAGCAGGATAACTACACTGCTGGCACTATTGCAGCTCTGGACTTAGATTTCTTTGATCCAGTATCAATTACAACATCTCAACCTCAAGGCACAACTTTGTCAAAGACTCAACAAATCTTTGGCGTTTCGCATCAAATAAAGCCAGACAGTTGGAAAGTAAATCTAGTAACTGCCGAGCCCATTTTGGATGCTTTTATTCTCAATTCTACCCAATATGGTATCTTAGGGGTATCATCTTTTAGCTACTAAGGAGTAACAATGGCAGGAGCAGGCTACAAGTTGTTTAGCACAGGAGATGTGCTATCAGCCAGCGATGTGAATACTTATCTTCAGCAACAGACAGTAATGGTCTTTGCTAGTGCAGCAGCGCGTACAACTGCTCTTGCAAGCGTTCTCGCAGAGGGAATGGTTACATACCTCAAAGACACCGATGTTGTAGAAATCTACACAGGCGCAGCTTGGGTTTCTCTTGATGATCCAAACGCTATCCAGAACAGCATTGTTGATGCTAAAGGTGACATCATTACGGCAACTGCCGATAACACACCTGCTCGCCTAGCAGTAGGTGCAAACGACACGATGCTTGTCGGGGATAGCACGGCAGCAACTGGATTATCCTACAAATCAGCAACAACACTTTATCCCTGGACTGCTTATTCACCAACTTACACGAATCTTACAATCGGCAACGGCACAGTAACTGCCCGATACCAGCAAATTGGAAAACTTATTCACGTTTATTGGAGATTAGTATGGGGCAGCACAACTTCTGTAACTGCTTATCCTTTAATTAGTTTTCCAGCAACTGCTAATCAAGGCAATTTTCTCACAGGTACTACACAACTAGGTGATGCTTCTGCTGGAATATCGCTCGTTGGTACTGTTTATCAAGAGCTTGGAAAAGCATCTTTTCAACCAAGTTATACAACAAGCAACACAACTTACACAACGCTTGGATTTATAACTTCAAATACTTTACCTTTCACATGGACAACTAGCGATGAAATGATTTGTTCCTTTGCTTATGAGGTGGCATAATGAAAAAAATAACCTGTAAAACTGCTAATTGCGATAATAAAGATATCACTTACTATATGCCTATTGAAGATGAAAAGGTGTTGTGTGGCGGTTGTAAAACTATGGTTGATGCAGTGATTATGACTGATGCTGAAATTGCCAGCACTTTTGATTATGACTTTAATGCGCCATTTCCAAGAGCGGCACAATCCACACCGATTGTGATTGATGAAGCCAAGACTAAGTAAGGCTGCTTCACAACTTCGGGAACAGTTTGATGACTCATACCCAAGTCGTGACCGCACATCGGATGGCTGGATCGGTGATACTCGACACGCAGCTCGCCCTAGCGATCATAATCCCGATGCTAATGGCTGGGTTCGTGCCATCGATGTTGATCGTGATGTCAGTGGTCGGAGCAAGCCAGACCTCATGCCAGATATTGCAGATCAGATTCGTCTCTTATGCAAGTCTAAAA